TTAAAATAATCAGTAGTATCATCAGCATCAAAATAAATAAAAGCAGCACTAATTTCTTTACCATTAGTCGCCATAGAAGTAACAACTTGTTGATGAGTAGCAACAGTACTTTGATTAGCATTATTTACCGTAACTCCAGGAGCTCCATTTGATTGTAAAGCCCAATCTTTAGTTACTAGACTCCATGTTGTTCCAGTAGTTGAAGATTTAGTATTTGCTCTAATACCGCTAGGAACTCCCTCTTTAGTTCTAGAGCACGATACTGCATATTTATCGTATACATCTATAGCGGACCATGTAATCTTTGAACGCTTATGAGTTTCAGCAGAGAATGTTTGTACTCCAAAATTAAATACACCATTAGGAATTTTTACAATACGATGAGTCTGTTGTCTTGGGTTCTTAATCTCAATTAACTCAGTACCATCAGGAAGCGGAGGATCAACATGTATTGCAAATTCAGATATACTTTCGTATAGTGTTCCATCATCATTACGAGGTGCCTCCCATTGTATAACTAATTCTTCTAGTTGGGATCTCCAATCTGAATCATTAAGCAAATAAACCGCACCAGGAGGAGGAACATAGTCAGGCTCGGGAGGAAATACAGGATCCTGAACTCCTAAAACAAAATCCTTATCAACAGCATCATATTTTGAATTATAGAATTCAACAGCAGAAATCTCCCAGTTTTTATCCTTATCTTCTTTCAAGCCTAAAATCTTGAACTCTTTATAAGAAGGAGTAGTATCAGCACCATCAGAAAGCTCACGTATAGCCCAAACTGTATTATCGGGAATGGTACCTGCAAAAGCACTACTAATAGCTATTTGAGTCACTCCGTTCGCAACAGAAACATTAGTTGAATTAAAATCTTTTGTTTCAACTGTTGTAGCATTTTCAAATTGTAAAACAACTAGATTTCCATTATCATCCTCAACATTAAGAATATTCTTTTCAACTTGCTCGTCCGAGTCTGAGCCATTTATTAATACGGTAGAAGTCCCATTAACTTTAGCAAAAGATACTTCATCTCCCCTATTATATGTATAAGTTGTACCGCTATGAGTTACAACAATAGGCGCGTCTTGTGCTGAAATTACTTTACGTACAAGTACTAATAAAGCTAATTTATAAGAATAGCCGTTGCCTGATGTTCCAAACTCGAATTGACGTGTCCTACCCCCATCTGTTTGTGCTTCATCCGAAACAGTTGCAATATCTTTATCTAGAGAAATAGCTGAGCTTGTGGAAGCAGTTATTCTTCCACTAAAAGCAATACCAGTGGCATTAACATCTTGTATATTTACAACATCTCCTGGACGTAAAAAGGAGGCATTAACTGCTGTTTTAAATTTAGCAATTTCTGTCTGATTTATTGCAGTCCACGCTTTCCACCTACCAAATCGTAGTGCTTGCCCTTCTGAAGTACAACCAAATGCAACTGCTTTTTTATTTATTATTCTTTTAGTTTGTAGTATATTTTCTTTATCTTCTACAACTACAGCTTCTTGTTTATAACCTGATTTAGGATTATTCCAAATAACTGTATATTGATTAGTTCTAGTTTTACTCCCTGTAGACTCTGAATTTAAACTATCCTCTATAATATTATCTAGAGAAAAGTTATAAACAGGAGTTGCGGGCGTATCCGGAATGGTAGTCAATTGACCATCTAACCAATAGACCATACCTCTAAATATTGTAGCCATATCCTTTAATACTTTATAGGCTTCAGTAGCTTTAGTCAAGTATAAATTTGTAGTAAATCTTGGCTCTACCCCACCATCTACAGTGGGCACTTCTTCATCACAATATTTTGCAATTCTATATAATTGATACGCATTTATATCCTGAGCTTCCAACCATTTTCCTAAGCCATATCTATTATTAATCAATATATCGTAAAATACCCACGCAGGATTATCAGTATAATAAGTACCAAGATCTAAACCACTAGTATTAGAGGTTCCTTCATTACTAAATTCTCCATTCCATATACCAGTATAAACAGCTTTACCAGTTGCTGACAAATGTCTCGGAGTATAATTACCCGGTATTGCTACTTTTAATCCTCGGACATGGTATGCTCGTTTGGGAGGACTAGCAAAGCTTTTAGAACTAAAATTCACAGAAGCCATTGCAGCAAATGGATAGGATAACTTTTCTTTAATAGTAGCAATAATTTGATTAATTTTAACACCATCAATTACAGATACTACCTCGTCATCAAACACATTTTTAAGGAAACCTCCCTGTTTAACCATAAGAGAAGGGTTCTCTCTTGATTGTCCATTTGGAGTTAATCGAGTAATTTCTAATCTCAAATCACTCAGTCTTAAGTGCGTACTAACATCTAAAGTTACGATATAACTAGTTGCGGTTTTTTTCATTCCATATGCAAGGATATGGTAATTAAATTCGCCTATTGTTATATCTTCCCAATCCGTGGCATTAGTTCCTCCGGTTTCTGATGCGAATAGTTTAATATTAAATGCTGCTCCAGAAGCTCTGTCAGTTCCATCCTCCATGGCCGCAAAATGACCTCCTGGAAACTCAAAATGAATTGTTATCTCATCTATTTCATTTATTTGTGCTCCGGAAAAAGATTCACTAAAAGTAATAATGTGATCTACTGCACCTGCAGTTTTAAGAGCCGCTAATTGTGCATTGGTAGGGTATCCAGCAGAAAAAGTCGTGGGAGTAGTTGTATCGTTAGTAAAAGGAGACGCTTGATCTTGAGTTAAAGTTACAGGAAAAGAAGAAACTCCAATTCCTCCTAATTGTGATATAGGCCTTTGCTCAAGATTTCCTACTCTAAATTCAAAACTAGAACCGGGGTATTTCTTAGTAACAGTTTCGGGACTTCCTCCGGCTGCAGCCACTGATGTGGTTTGAGTAGTTTGTTCCTCACTTAGCTCATATGTTTTATTGGTAACCGTGAATTGATTAGTCCATTTTGGAATATAGATTACTTTATTCCCACTATTTAATTTAACATCTGCAGAAGCCACAAAATCCATATGAAAATCAACAGTTACTTCATTTGTACTATTTACCCAAATATCTTTTTCTAGAAGAGAATTTCTATAAGGCCTATAAAATCTTACCCAAGCACTAGGAACAGTTATACCACTTCCATTATTAACTTGTGTAAAAGCAATATCGTCATAAAGGAATAATACACTACCATATAATGTTTCACCGGAAGAAGAAACTATTCTAGCTATCGGTTTTAAGTTATATAAAGATTCACTTTGCTGACCAACTGCAGTTACTTTCCAGTAGTCTTTAAAAAAACCTTGCTGACTACCATCCCAGGCTATAATCTGCGCGTACCCGGGATGAATAAGTTCTCCATACTCAATGGAAGGAACAAACTTATGAACTCTGACTTTATGAGAAAATACCTTCTCTACTGTTAGCCAGCTGAAGGCCTGGGCATTACCATCTGTTACTTCTCTATTTTTTAAGTAAGTAGTGGTTCCAGCTTTATCTTTAAGAGTAGCAGTTACTGGTTGATTTAACCCCGATGCGGCAGGAATAGAAATTAAAAGTTCAGTATCATCAACAACTTCTTCTGTAGCACTTTCAGGAGTAGAACTACTAATAGCTGCGGTACTAGTATCAGATAGTTGATCTCCTGCTAAATAAATAGAAGCCTCTCCATTAACTAAACCTTCTATCGGTCCCTCCGATATTAGATCAGTAATAGACACTTCTTGAACATTAGAACCAGATATTGCAAGAGATGCTGGATCTTGTGATTGCAGTCCTATAATGGGGAGTCTAACACCAGAAACCATTATTGAATACTCGCATAAGTACTAGGATTTCTATGGTAATTGCCATCAGCATCACTTGTTACTGCTGTTCCGCCTGCAGAACGTTGTCTATTATTTGCCATACTAGAAGTATTTTCTAAATCAAAAGTGACTGGCTGACCAGGTACTCGTAATTCTCCATAAAGTATAGGGACTGGGTACCCTTCTGGAAGAACTTGTTCTGAGCCTTGAAAAATATATGCTTCATTTTCTTCTATATTATCTACTGACGGGTCCGGCACCATCATTTCCGCAATACCTTGCATTACTAAACTTGAGCCCATTGCGAATAAACCGGCCTGCATAGCAGGTCCTAGTCCGGGAACCGTAAATGCAGCAATCATTAAAATAACTCCAACTATAACTTTTACTATTCCTTTCGCCCCGTGTGGAGTGGGAGTAATAATT